GTATTCCAAAGTCTTGTGTTTTCTTCTGACACAGGATCTTTTTGGCCTAGTGTTGTTAGTGAGTTCTCAATATACCAACCACCTACATCTTGGAATGCATGTGACCATACTCTTTGCCATGGTAAGTCTTCACCTTCTGGCGCTGGTAAAAATCTAATTACAGCAAAACCATTTCCAGTTTTATCTAGTTCTGGTTTCCAAAATCTGTCGTCTTGGTATTTTGATTTGTTATTTTGTTTGTCCTCAGGATTGAGGTTAGCCTCTATGGCTTTCGTAAGTTTGTCAAAGTTACTTGACGATTGTTTTAATGTATCAAAGTCCATTGTATTACTCCTTGTATGTATCTTTGTATTCGTTGTTTTTGTGTTACCTGTATAATCGGTATCATAGTTATTTATAAGACTTCTTCTGTTGTTTTACCCATTTTTTTAACTCATTAGGGTCACGTTTAGGTAAAGACTTATTAATTTTGTATTCTCTATAACGTTCACACCAGTTCACTATTGTGTCTAATAATCTATAAATTATTCTATCAAACATATTACCTCTACTATACCATATTATTGGCTATTTGTCAAGTCTCATTTGACACGATAAAAGGTACTTTGCCATAGTGGAAACCAGTCATTTCTATTCTTACAAATTATACCTTCTATATGTGTATATCCTCTATCGACAGCGTATCTAAATCTATTTGAACCTGTAACAACACCTAATTGTGTATCTGTACCTGTCCATGGCAATCTATTCCAATAATCATCTTTTCTAATTACAAGTATAGGGTTTTCCATACCAACCTTATCTAAATTTTTATATACATTATTTAAATATTCCATGTAATTATCATCTGTTCTATTTGGCAAATCAAACAAGTCTTCTATTTTTAGAAGTTCTTGTTTTTTTCCAGGTATAATTTTAGATGCAGTTAAAGGTTTCATTTAGTTCCTTAAATGTCATATAACTTAAATTTTTATTTGTGTACTTATTCCATTCTTCTATATTAGCACTAACATTAGTATTACCTCTTATACCATCTGGATTTACTTTTATGAATTTTACTTTTGGAAACTCTTCCATTAGTGTACTCCATTGTGATACCCAATTAACATGAGGTATAGCTCCATTTCTTTCATCACCATAATTTTGTGTTGACTTATACATATTGTTTATGTTATTTGTATTACTTTTTAAATCATGTCCTATTAAATATATTTCTTCTATATCTTTTTCTCTGTTCAAAGCAACCCAACCACTGGTTGCACCACATGCCCAACCTCTATCTTTATTACCTATTTCTCTTAAATTATGTGTGTTATCATTTTTTATATCTACCCAACTTACATAACAACCTGTATGATTAATTTGTTTCTTTTCTATTTGTGCACCACTAGCCATTTTTCTAATTATTCCAACTTGACCTGCAATAGATGACCCATGGAATACATAGTGTTCTCTATCACCTTTTTTATTTTCGGTTAATTTAAAATTCTTTTTACCAATTTCTATTTCTGCAGGTGTTAGTCCAGCAAATACAACACTACTATATGTTATACCTGGCACTGGGTTCCAATCTCTTAACCATAATTCATTTTTATCTGCATAACCACTTTGATATACTTCGTGCATCATAGGACCATCAACAGAAGTCAATACGTCTGGTGTAAAGTCTCTATACAAACCATTACAACCATATATCTTTCCATGTGGTTTTAGTTTAATTAAATCTATTGACGATCTACTCTCACCGTTACCTATACAAAATATTCTTTTAGCCATTTACTTCTAATCCTGTTGATATTATAATTCTTGTTTCATTAGTTTTTATTTCTAAAGGTTTATGTTTTAGTTTAGAGTTCCATACATACCATTTATTTGTTTCTGCTTTAGTTACAAAATCATTCTCAAACATAGTTCCTATATTATTATCTGTAATATACATTAGTGCAGTCAACTGTTGTTTATCACTATCAATATAATGATTGTGCCATATAGAATTTATAACTTCATTTTTATATGTCACAAATGCCCATAAATGTGTAATCGTTGCTTTAATATTTTTTGTTAATAATGAGTTGTATAAACTATCTTCAAATATGTTTATTGATTTATGTAAATATGAATCACTCTGATGTTTTGGGTGTTTACAATTAGGATAGAATTCACAACATGGATTGTTTTTTACATAAGAAATAATTTGTTCTTGTAGAGCAGATGTGTTTTTAAAGTTCTTATCTTCTATTTCCATTATCATTATTAATATAATTCCATTGTTCTTCATTAACACAAAAACCAAATACCCACATTAATCTTGGTTTTTTACTTTTAATTTCTAATACTTCATGGCTACTTTTTGAAACTCTATAACAAAATAGTTCATTTTCTTTCATTATATATTTATTTTTATTAATTACAACTTCTCCACCTTGATCAGGAGCTTGTGTAATTATATTACAATGTAAAGTTTCATAATTTTTTACCCAAACAGGATCAGTGTGTTCATAACAGGTGTCATTATTTTCAGCAAAACTTGCTACAATACCATTTTTAAATGGAGGGTATATATTATTTTTTTCATTTTCTTGTAAATTAAATGTATCAATTATTTTTTTTCTTATGCTTATAGCTTCTTCAGGATATGAAAAATTTTCATCTGTGCTATATCTAGTTGTTTTACGATTACCTCCCATATTAGCACTTTTAAAGAAAGGTTTATTTGAATTATCTAAAATCCATTTTGATAAAATTTTAGAATCTTTTTTAGATATAAAATTCTCTATTCTAAAAGCATTCATTTTGTAAAGACTTCTCTCATTATCAATTTACATTCTGTCGCATTAAAGTTTATAAATGGTTTCACTCTGGCCACCTTAAGCGAGATTTCAGGCCATACAATTTTCTCGGTAATTTCTTTATCCCAATTTTTACTAAAGTTAAGAAAGTGATTAAGCACGACCGCGGTCTGGTAACTACATTTCCTTTGAATAAGTAAGCGTAACATTCTTGGATGCTGTCCATTAGGTACATAAAAGCCATCATCAAAAGAAAGACCACGAGAGCTAAAGTCACTAGAAATAACTCCGCACTCTTGTTTAAAATGGTAAGCAAAGGATTCTTTCCGTTTTTTATAATCCAAATAAACCCCTCTACCATCATTTGCCAACAGATTACCAATCCATCTCTTACTATCTGAAAGAAAGTTAGCAACAAAGAAATCAAGTATATCAGCTTCTGCATATTTCGTACTCAGTTTGTGAAAGAAGTATCTATCCTTACGTTTAGTAAATGTTTCAAGTTTTGCGTTAACCTTTCCACCATACTTATAATAGTCGTATGTATCAGATGCAAAGTGTAGTTTGACAGCCAAATAAGTTTTGTAAACATCAAATCCCCCGTACATTCATTTCATCTTCCATTATTTCTAGTTTATTTAAAACTGCCTCATCTTTAGGGTCATTTTGTTTACTGGCTTTAAATTTATTACAATCTTGGCATAGTATTTGTAGATTATTAATATCTAATCTTAAATTCCAATGTGTCTTTAATGGTTTTATATGGTCTATATTTAAAGTTTTATTTAAACTAACATTTTCACCACAATAATTACATAAAAAATATTTGGCTTTGTTTTTTTCCATGTACTCTTTTCTTAAAGACTGCCACTCATCTGTTCTATAAAATTTTTTAGTTTCTTCTAATGAAATATTTGAAAAGTATTCTACAGCAACTTTTTTTGGATTAGTTACCAATTTTATTTTTTTCTTTCTTCTTCTATAATACATAATTAAATGGGTAACATACCACACTTTGGATACTTCAACATTTTTAAGTTGGTAGCTTCTACTTGTATCTTTTCTTTTAATGATTTTGATATTAATGATGATACTTGACTTGTATCTAAATCGTTTTCTTCACAATACCATATTACAGCATCCATATGTGAAATCTTTTTTTCTTTCACAATACTTTCAATATTTAAACTAAATTCTTTACTATTCATTTTCACCTCTTTTTTGGGTGGGTACTAACGCTAGTTTTCGCCACCACAGTTATAACTCTATTAATATATCATACTCTTATAATTTTGTCAACCCTATTTAACTATATACAAATCAAATGAGTGAAATAACAAACATCTTTCTGTTGAATTTGGTACAT